ATTCTGTGAAAAGAATTATGCAGATAACTTATCATCTTGGAATACTGCAACTTGTGGTATGCATGTTCATGTAGACAGAGCATCACTAACACCATTAGATATTGGCAAACTATTAGTGTTCGTAAATGGTACACGCAATGCAGAGTTCATTAAAAAGATTGCTGGTCGTGATTCTCGTCAATGGTCGGCTAAGAAATTCAAACGAGTAAAAGACGCACTAAATCGTTCTGATAAGTATGAAGCATTGGCTACGCACAAGCCAAAGACAATCGAGTTCAGAATATTCAGAGGTAATATTGCAAAGCAAGGCATACTGCGAAACCTAGAATTTGTAGACGCACTATGCAACTTTGTTGGTACTGTTGGTATGGATAGAGATACCGACACAGTAAATAGGTTATCATATACCAACTTCGTTGAGTATATGAATACATCTGAGAATAAGGGTACATATCCTTACCTATTCTCATGGCTAGTTCGCAAGGGCTATAATAAGGGTAATACTAAACGACTAAGAACAGAAAGCGAGGAATACTAATGTGTTTAATTATCAAATCAGATAATGCTAGTGAGTTAAAACAAAACTTACTAACATCAGCATACCACAATAATTCTGACGGATTTGGTGGTATGTTTCTTGCTGACGGCAAGATACAAACATTCAAGGAACTTCCTAAATCTGAGAGTGATGTCGTAAAACTATGGGATAAGTTCAAAGATATGAAAATCCCTATGGGTTTACATTTCAGATTTACTACTAATGGTGGCACTAACAAATCTAACTGTCACCCATTTGAAGTTCTCAATATGAAACAGCATAACAGATCTATATGGGTTATGCATAACGGGCCTCAATTACCAACACCAATGATTGATGTAGACAAATCAGATACACATCAATATGTAAAGTGGATTCTAAGACCTATGTTGGCACAGAATCCCGAACTATTATACAACAATGATTGGAAAGAAATGATTGAGGGTTCAATCGGCTCTGACAAACTATTATTTCTTGACGGAAGCAATGGTAAGTTCACAATCATCAACGAAGATCATGGCGAAACAATGGACAATATGTGGCTATCAAATACCTACTCAATACAGCGTGGTATGGGTAGCGACTATGATGTCAAGACTGACACCATATCTACCCACAAACCTAGTCTAAGTTATTACAACAATAGGTGGTCAGCATTTGATTCATACCATGATGATAACATAATCCAAATGGATACATGGAAAAACAAACAAACTAAGAAAGCCAAACAAGAGAAGCAAGTAGATTTGTGTGACGATAATATGCCATACAACCTAGCCGACTTGGTTGGCTTATCAAGAGGCGACATAAATGAGGTTGTATATCACAATCCTACAGGCACGGCTGAGATGTTAGGCGATCTCATCACAGCAGATGAAGGCGATATGTATGACGCAATAGATGAACTAATAGATCGCAAGACTGACGACAAATAAGGGGGGCACATATGGAACACGAAAACTTAATACCAATAAGATCAATACCATATCACTCATATGGTTTGGTTGTTTACTCTACCAAGATAGATGAGAGTGGCGAACTTATACCATATCGACAAATGATATTGGCTCAACGCAAATCTTCTCAAGTGTTGGTTGAGAGAAGCCTATTACGATCAGCATATAATCGTAGTGAGAACGATCATCAAGGTCATAGACTAACGAACTTGATAAACGATATGAGTTCAACAAACAACAATATGTATCTAAAGAATACAGAATTTGTTATGGTCAAAGTTAAACCTGCGATTGTTGAAGGCATACATAGGTTTCAAATGCTAAGTAAAACTGCTGAAAATATTCAGAAGTTCGTAGATCAATACAAGCAGAAGATTAACTATAGCGATAGTCATTATGCTATGGGTATACTAGGCGAAAGAATACCTTACACTCAATGGCTAAGCCAATGTGTAGTTGACGAACCCCATCACAAAGTGATGAGAAAAATATTAAGGCAACCTAACATATGGCGTTCATATCCTAGTTTATATAAGAAAGCAAAGGAAAGTATCCCGAACTTCTCGGAGACAGGACAAACTTTAGATCCGTATGATGTGCTACCTAGATGCACAATACCATTTCCTTTATCAAAAGAGAATCCTTTTCTAGGATTACCTAACAATTTAAACTATGTAAATGCTACAATAAATAGGCTACCACAACTACTACCCACATTTAACAGTCCAAATGTTAGAAATTGGGATAGTCATGGTAATAACTATGCGTTTGCATAGTCCTCGCTGGTGTAGATATGCGACATATCTCCGACATAAACACGAGGGTTGGCAGAAAAGATAGTGCTATGCTCGTCTATATACTATATAAATATATTATATTATATTTTAAATCGTATATTAGGGGAACATAAGGGTCGGATCTGTTATATAAAGACCTTCGGATTTATTCCGAGACAATGTCGTGTATTCTCGAATATAGTGGTGGCAGATTGGTTATGCAGAGGATTGCAAATCCTTTCAAGTGAGTTCGATTCTCACCCACTATTCCAATGCGACACAATGTCAACTTGACTTTATTAATGAAAGGAGTATAATTAAGTAATGAAAACATACAGAGTAGTGATAACATTTGACAAACAAGAAACATATTTTGTCAAGGCTAACAGCAAACTTGAAGCAGAAGAAAAAGCACATAACGGAGAGGGTTATAGCGAAGCCCATGACAGAACCGATTGGAATGGGTGCATTGAAACAACAGTAGAAAGTGAGGAAGATAATGGGTAAAGTAAAAGCATGGCTAATGGAACTAGAAGAAAGACGACACGAAGAAAATCTATCTGACTACGAGGAAAAACTATTGACACAACTTGATGAGGATAGAGAAGCCTACGACAGAGCAGAAGCGAGAATGTGGTGGGAACACGAAGGCAAACTAATAAAAGAAAGGAAAGAAAATGTTGACTAATATTATACTACTGGGAATGATGATTACTATGGCGATAGTAGGATATACCTCAGCATATACTGTTATGAAGAAGCAGATTGTGATGCGTGATATAGAATTACACATGGCATACACTTACATTGGAGACAAACTAAATGACAGAGCAACAAAGAAAAGAGTACGAAGAACTTAAGACAAAAGCAATCAATGGCACTATAAAAATTATAGAGGCTATGAAATACTTTGACTTAAAAGACAAAGCAAAAAGAAAGGATAAAGTAGCATGAATATATTTCATTTAGATACTGCACCAGATACATCAGCACGAATGTTATGCGACAAACATATTCCAAAAATGTTATTGGAAACTTGTCAGATGTTATCAACTTCCGTCAGGAATCGAATCCAAAATCTGGCAGATGATGTGTTTCCCGTATATAAAAGTGCATATCCCAAACACCCAATGACCATCTGGGTTAATAAAAGTTGGGGTAATTTTAGGTGGACAATGTATCATGGTCAAGAAATAAATAGACAATATCAGTATAGGTTTGGCAAAATACATAAATCAGAGCGAGTGCTTGATGTAGTAGAATCGTTAAGCAATACTTTGCTAAGATCTTTTGGTGAGGACATGGCATTTACCGAACCACCTAGATGTATGCCCGACACATACAAATGGTGCGATCATTACACAGATTCGTACCGAGAATATTATTACCACGACAAACAATACTTTGCTAAGTGGGAAAAAGGAATGAGAAAACCACAATGGTTTAAAAATATGGAGGCAAAACATGGCTGTCAATAGTAGCATTATAAAGATGAGAATGAAAGATCTCAATGATGAGATAGAAACTTTAAATAGTAGAATGAATTTACTAACTGATGAGTTAGAAAATTTAGATAAAGTGTTGCGTGATTACGCACAACATATGATAAAAGTTAAAACAGAACAGAGAGGGGAACATGAAGAACAAAGACAAGACAAAGTTTCAGAGAGATAATGTTTCGTTTGCTAAACATATGTATGAATTTATGAATAGAAACATATCTAGTAAAGAAACAAAAGACTTTATCGTAGAACGCATGGCTATATGCTATGATGCTTTTCCGCAGAAACAAATAGAAGATCATAAACAATACATGAAATGGTTGGAGGTTCACAATGAAGGCTGAGGAAAGATTGGTTTGGGATATAGCCTATTGGAATCCTAACGACAAAGTGACGGAACAACAATTAGATTTATTTTTAAAAGAGGGTACAGGTACAAGCACAAACGCACCTATGTATTATAGTGTCCGACATTTTGTCGAGGCATTTAACAAGCAAGAGATAAGTGACTTGGGTTGGTTGTACTGCACACCCCGACACAAAGACGGAGGTTAATATGAGAGAATACATATACGATACATGGAATAGTATAATGAACGCACAGGCGAACCCGTTGCGACACATCAAAGATAATCATGTTCGGCATTTAATACTACAAATACTAGCATGGATGTGGTGCATCACCTTCTCCCTGTACTTTGGTTCGTTCATAGTATTTGGATATACAGTAGTGGCACACTTCTTGATAGTACTATCAGTAGTGGTGACTGTTGTGACATTCAAAAAAGCAGAGAGTTTTAAACACCATGACGGTACTTTAAACTATGAGAAAGCTCAAGGCAGATATGAAGATATTTGGTAGAGATAAAAGAAAGGATAATAAAATGAAATGGGTATGGTATCACATACATAATAATACACAGACTAGTAATATTTTTGTTGACAAAGTTAATAAAACATGGTATACAAATCTATGGCTAAAAATAAAAAACTACCTAAATTTGTAACGATTGGGCCGTTTAAGGTGGAGTTAATCTGTGCCCCTCACGAACTAATATATGACTTAGGGGAGGCACAAGGACTGTTTGTTCAGAAGCCACCATATAAAATATATTTAGATAAAGAAATGATAGAAGAGGGAGGTGCTGATGCATTTAATTTAGTAGTGCATGAGTGTATGCATGTGGCTTTCTATCAATACAATATGAAAGACAAAGACGAAGAACACATAGTTAATTCCTTTGGTAATTTTCTTGCAGAGTTATTCTGTAAGTCAGAGTTAAAGGATTGGCTACGAGAAAACATGAGAGACTAATGGAAAACAAAAGACTAATGTTCGTGTACGGCACACTTAAAAAAGGGGAAAGACTACACGGATTATTACAAAAACAAAAACGAATAGGCACGGCAATAACTACTGATAGTAATTTTACTATCAAAGATTTTCTTAACAGTTATCCAATAACATTTAGACACTTCGATAAGAAAGCTTGTAAGTATAAAGTTAAAGGCGAACTGTATGAAATAAAAGATGATGTTGTTTACGAATCTGTAAAAGCTATGGAACTAAACGCAGGATATGCTTTAGTAAATACTATAGTGGAAACAGAAGATGGTAAAGAACATGTGGCAGAAATGTTTTTAGTTGAGGACACACCAGCTAAAGCTGGTAGTAGTTCGATACTAACAAACAAAAGAATAGTCACAACAAACAATGTCAAAGAATGGACTACTAAAATTGTTTGATAGAGTTTGTGATTTTATAACAACTCTTCTTGTTTTTGTAGGGTTGTATGGTGTATTAATTTTGTTTGCTATAAGTATATTAGCAAACTTATTTTAGAAAGGAACATGTAATGTCTAGATATAGATACGCAATGGCAAAAAAATATGTGACAGGTGACGATCAATTATTAGATGATACAATAGATTTGTATGAAGATAATTTTGATGTGGAAGAGTTTGAAAACGATCCACGATTTGATCCCAACGATCACGAATATTTACAGGAGATAAACAATGACGAAGCAGAGGGGCAACCTTTACCGTTGGACAGATATTTCAGTCGCTTTGGAAAAGGTTCTAAAAGAAATAGATAATCCAAGCAACGAAGAAATACCTAAGTTTTTAATAAAGCATGAGCGACCTTTTAGTTTGCGTATGCGTATGTATCAATACATAAAAGCATACCGTGAATTAGCAGAGCAGAAGGGAGAGAGTGACCCATATAAATATGATGCACTAAGAATAAAAGAAGTAGACGAAGGAGTAGAAGTGATGCACATCTTAGATGACTTACAGGAACTTGATGTGTATAATACAGAGACAGGAGACAAACTATGACAAGAGAAGAGAAATACAAAGCCGACTTTGAGGCTTGTGTAGATGATCTAAAAGATCCATTAATAAAAGTAGCAAAAGGATATGATATAGATGTTATGATATCAGCTTTGTATGAGATAGGAATGAGACTATCTTTACTGAAGTATGGTACAATGGGTAGCTTTGGATTACTAGCTGATGTACTGCATACCTTTACAACAGCAGGTCCATTGATAGATGAAATGCAGAAAGTACAAGAGCGAACAGGTGACACATTAGATTCTATATTTATAAAATTAAAAGACAAACAAACAAACCCAAAGACTAAACATTAGGAGGCACATGAGTGAAACAGAAACAATAGAGATACCAACTGAGTTGTTAGAGAAAGACTCAATTGAGTTAGCTAATGATGATGTGGCTATAAATAAAATTATAGAATATTTAAAAGCCACAAGAGTAAATGTAAGGGAAGCAGAAGCAAGTGGTAAAAGAATATCTAAGAAGAGTGCAGTAAAGAAAGCACCCAAGAAATTTGACAAGAACATACTTGATATGCTAGTATCAGAGACATGAAAACAGTAGTATTTTTAATAGGCTATCTATGTCTTGGTCCTGTTGATGATAGAAAGTGTGTGAACATAGCATCACAGTTTATATACCCCGATATAATAAATTGTGAAAAAGCACGAACAAGTATTAACAAAGAACTAGATGACATAGACGGTTTATTATTACAATGTGTTCCGTCAGATTTGATTGAGAACTATGTGAAGTACAGACCCGAACTGATACTTCCGCCATTAAAATAAGGAGACAACAATGAGTGAGAGTGAATTACCTAGAATAAGAAAATTTGTATGGGATGAGAATGGAGAACCTATACAAAAGATATGGGATACTTCAAGCCTTAGTTCTTTTCTAGCTTGTCCAAGATATTATAAACTCTCTGTGCTAGAGGGTTGGAAGTCTACTAAGTATTCAAGTGCGACAGGGTTTGGCTCTGCTGTGCATGAAGGATTAGAAGAGTTGGATAAAGCTAGACACGAGGGCATGTCGAAAGATGAATCTCTACGCAGAGCAATTAAGTTAGTATTAAATAACTTCGGTGAAGATTTAAAACAAGCTGACGAAAATGCTAGAGGTTTGGAGGCGGCACTTCGTGCGGTTGTATGGAAGGCTGAGGAGTTTTGGGATGATAACTTAAAACTAGCTACCATGCCAGACGGCTCACCAGCATTAGAGCAAAGGTTTGAAGTACCTATAGGAGATAGAGGGCATAGGTTTAGTGGTCGTATAGATAAGATAGTTTCAGTAGATGATAGGTTATATCTTGTAGATACAAAGACTACAAAGAGTTCTTTATCTGAATATTATTTCAATGGATACATGCCTAACAATCAAGTGTTCGCATACATATGGGCATGTCGTGAAGTATTGAAATTACCTGTTGACGGATTCATTATTGATGCAGTTCAAACAGGATCTAACTTCTGTCGTTTCGCACGACAGGTATATAATGTATCTAAAGAATTGATAGATGAATGGTATGCAGATACTCTACATCATCTTGAGATATCAGATGTATATGCTAACTCACAATACTATCCCGCAAATTTTACTTCGTGTGGAAACTACGGGGGTTGCAGATACAGGGAGGCATGTGCTCATGCCAAGTCACAAAGAAATATATTCTTTGGTAATGACTTCCAACAAGAGTACCATCCCGACTTAGAAGAAACTAAACCTATGAAATTAGAAGTAATACAAGGAGGCAAACAATGAGAGAAGTAATGATTGATGCAATGATAAAACATGCTGAGGGTCAAATTGCAAAACATAAAAGCAATGTATTAATATACATGAATAGTGCTGTTGGTGTTGGGGAACACACAGATATACTAGAAAGTATAGAGAAAGAACTTAATGCAATGGGAAAATATCAAGAGCAAATTGACATAATAGAAAAATATTTTCTTGACAAATAATTTTTTTAGTTTATAATTACACACATAATAGGAGACCATACATATGGCAAACATAAGTAAACATAAATCTACAAGTGTTACTAAGCTACTTCTCTGTGGAGATAGTGGTAGTGGTAAGACATCTGCTCTAGCGAGTTTAGCTAACGCAGGTAAGAAGTTGCGTATACTAGATTATGATGACGGACTTGACATACTGCCAGAGTTTTTGAAACCAGATGTAGTAAAGAATGTCTCATATGTTACGTTAAGAGATTCATTAGGACAAGCTGATTCGTTTAGAAGAGGGGCACGAC